AAAGCACTATTTGTATCGATTTTTTTGGCGTATTTTACATCTTCAATAGTAATTCCAAACATAGGAAGAATATCTTCCTTTGACTCAAATGTAAAAGGTTCTCCATCGGTATGATTATATGAATCAGCATGTATTGAAATACGCTGAACTTTATCGCTATTTAGCATAAATTCAAATTTATTTTTGTTATAAAAACAGGAGACTATAGGAGAATAAAGATCACCTACTTCATAGGTCCATTCTTCCCGGGATTCGGGTTCTCCCATTTTTTCAATAAGTTCCGCTTCGGATATGCCACAATACTGTTGAACATCCAATATCATCTCAATATTTTTTCTGGGTTCCGACTCTTTCGGAGAACATCCACATATAAGTCCTATAATAATTATGACAGACAATATTACCTTCTTCATATATTCTTCTCCTTTTACTTTCGATGTATTAAAGGCGATAGACCACAATTTAAATTTTTAGACTTTTTATCTCAGTACATAATTCTGTAGTCGCTCGGGGAAATATTTCTCGAGCATATCGTGATACTCTTCCCATGCAGAATGCTTTTCTTTAGGCTTTTCCTGTTCAATAATACGTTTGGGTTTTGACGCCGGAATTTCCGGTGTAATAACGGGGAAAAACCAATTATGTAACGCCTGATTTATTTCTTTGCATTCACTCAAGTGACACATTTTATAATCTTCAAAAATTCGGTTTGCGGCCATGCAGGATACCCCATAAGTACGACAAATACCTCTAACACTGTCTGATCGCATATACCATATAGTCGCACGGGGAACCAGAATGTTACTGGCAAAATAGTCAGCAAGATCTTCAAAGGATTTATCTGATGAAGGAATATGCATAATAAAGTGTCCTAGTTCATGCATTAATGAGAAGCGAATGCGCTCAGGCGTATTGTTTTCATTATAGGCAACAATCTTTTTATAAGTGAAAGCATCATCTGTACAGTTTTGACAAATCTCATATAATTCAAAATTAATCTTTTTCAATTCCGAATAAGTTAAAACTCTAAATCCATAGTGTTGCAAGATCGAAATACAGTCAATAGGAAAATTAGTTACATTACATTCCTTATAAACAGTTAATACGTAGTTAAGTAATTTGATAAGTCCAGTTCTGTTAAAATCGGTGCAGCATAAATAATTTCTCAATCAAATCAGTCCTCAAATTCAATTTCGGACAAAAGCTGTATCAGGCGCATTTTCTGCTCAACAGACATTTTCTTTCCATTTCTGGCAACAAGCTTTTCAACATCGGCGTAAGTGGGTTCCAACAGGGCAGTTTTCTGACCATTGGCCATTTCCTCTAACTCATCCATAGTTATTCCGAGCCCGTGGCATATAGCCATAACATTATCGACAGTTGCTTTTCCAACACCATTCTTCATTATTCCGTACAACGTGGTATAAGGAATATCACATTTTAGTGCAAATGATTTTAGACTATAGCCTTGTTCTTTTATTAATCTCTCTAAAATTTTCGCTTTTTCCATATCTGCTACCTCGTTTTCTAAGTACTCTTATTATATACTATAAAACGTATTTTGTAAATGAATAATATTCGATTTAGCGAATAAATTCGGAAAAAGGAATATTTTGCGTTGACAAAATACTGAATAAAGAATATAATTTGCTTATGAAATTCGAAATTCAGTATTTTTAAGGAGGTGACAGTATGTATAGAAACTTTTTGTCTGCTATGAAGGACGAGAATGTAACATTTACTCAGATCGGGAGTTTACTTGGTTGTAGGTATCAAACTGTAAGCGATACGGTAAATGGCGAAACGAAGAAAGGCTTTTACTATGAGGATGCAGTGTCAATTAGAAATGTTCTGTTTCCAAAGTACGATTTAGATTACTTGTTTAAGCGAGAAAGTTAATATGAAACAAACTTATGTTCGATAAAACAAATATACCACTATCGAATATGTGTGTCAATGGAAAATGAAGGACAACGCAAGAAGTACAACCAGTTATACATACAATCTACCAGAGAGGGGTGGTGATATGGCTATTGTGACAATCGAAGCACCTGACGGGAAAATATATACAGATCCCAGTAAGGTAAAGATAAGGCGGGAGGATTTCCCGGAGTTGTATCGTATCTTGGAAAATTTTAAACCAAAATCTAAAGATGAGACCGCCTGATGGCGGTACTGGTGGACAAGTAGTGGGAGGTGATACAGAATGCAGAAGTACATTGACAACCTCGACGACTTCGAGGACGACAGCCGGCCGCCGATTGTGGACTGGGTGGAATGGCTGCTGGTTGGGATCTTTGATCTGGCAGGAGCGGGGGCTTGTGCCTACATAGGGTATCTACTATTACGGGCATGTGTGTTGTAAAAAAAGAAACCCAGACGGGTGGAGCCGTCCGGGAATCAAAGTAACTACTAACAATTTTACACCCTCATTATAACAGAGGGAGAAACGGAGTGCAAGATGGCAAAAGAACTGAAATGCGAGATTCTGGAAACCCTGATCGAGTTTCCGGGAGATGGAAAGTATCACAAGGAACTAAATCTGGTGAAATGGGGAGATCATGAACCGAAATACGATCTCCGTGGCTGGAACGAGGATCGGTCACAGATGTCAAAAGGAATCACGCTCACAAAGGACGAGCTGATCATATTAAAAAATGAATTAGGAGGATTTAATCTATGATTACAGTTGAATTTAAAGATTTTGAGGACATGATGGGGTTTGCAAGGAATTTAGTTTTGACGGTCGAAACTAAGGACAAGCCGCCAGTACAGCAGGCTGCTCCAGCAATGACACAACCGGTACAGCAGGTAGCTCCGGCAACACCTCAGCCCGTACAAACACAGCAGATGGCCCCGGTAACACCTCAGCCCGTACAAACACAGCAGATGGCCCCGGTAACGCCGCCTCCAGTACAGCAGGCACCGGTACAGACGGCGGCTCCCTCCTATACGGCTGACGATCTGGCAAGGGCGGCCATGACTCTTATGGACTCCGGCAGGCAGGGCGATCTGATTAACCTTCTGGCGCAGTTCGGCACGGAGGCATTAACACAGCTGCCGCAGGAACAGTATGGGGCATTCGCTACGGCACTTAGAGGATTGGGGGCGCCGATCTGATGGGACATGCTGAGAGAGATCATGCATTATTAAGTGCATCCGGGGCGCACCGGTGGCTGTATTGTACACCGAGCGCCCGGTTGGAGGAGCCATTTCCGGATACAACGTCAGATGCGGCTACTGAGGGCACGCTGGCCCATGAACTTGCGGAGCTGAAGGTACGGAATTACTTTTACAGCGTAGAGTTTGGAAAACGCAAACTGACGGCAGCCATCAATAAGCTTAAGAAAGAGAAGCCATGGCAGGATGAGATGATGGGCTACACAGAAGAATACCTTGATTACATAAAAGGTGTTGCACTGGCCATGAAAAGCACTCCTTATGTGGCAATCGAGAAGAGGGTTGACTTCTCTGCCTATGTCCCCGATGGGTTTGGGACTGCGGACTGTATCCTGATCTGCGGCAACGTGCTGCACGTCATTGACTTTAAATACGGAAAGAGTCCCAATGGACGAGTGGAGGCAGAGGGGAATCCCCAGCTTGCTTTATACGCTCTGGGAGCTTACGAGATGTATAAGATCCTGTATCCGATCGAAAACATCCGGATGTCAATTGTTCAGCCTCGGCTTTCTGACGGTATCTCCGAATGGGAATGCCCGCTGGAGGAACTGCTCTCTTTCGGACGGTATGCGAAGGGCCGCGCAGAACTCGCCATCAAGGGAGAGGGTGAGTATGCTCCAGGTCCAAAGACATGTCAATACTGCCGGGCACGCGGACAGTGCCGGGCAAGGGCTGATCACGATGTGAAACTTGCATTTTCGGACAATCTGGGGAAACTTCCGCCGTTCATATCCAGTGAGGAAATGGGAGATTATCTGCGGAAAGGCGCTGATGTAACGAAATGGCTTGGTGATCTACAGGATTGCGCACTTAAGGAGTGCCTGGCTGGAAAAGAGGTTCCAGGCTGGAAAGCCGTGGAAGGCCGCGGATCCCGTGACTGGACAGACATGGACAAAGCGTTTGATACCCTGACAAAGGGCGGAATCGCCGAAGATGCGATTTTGTGGGAAAGAAAACCCCTGACCCTTGCACAAGTAGAAAAAGTGGTCGGGAAGAAGGATTTTGCCGACGCTGTGGGCGAGTA